AGGTTATAGTACCACCGTTGTTCCCGGCAACTATCCAGCCGCTATTTTGGAATACCAAAGTGCAGCCCTCACCAGCATTGCTGAAGGTGATCTGTGTTCCCCCGATCATATTCGCTGGGGTGATCTTCCAGGTGTCATTGGCGTGCTGCTTAGCGTAGCAGGTGATGGTCTTCGTCTTCCCGACCTGCCCGTCAGCGAGAGTAACATTGTCGAGATCCTGGTCACCATTGGTCCTGACGAAAGTCGTGTCGGTGTAGATCGAAGCCGCGACACCGGCAGACGTGATGTCGATGATCTCGGTGGGATAGCCATCGATCTTTTCGTCACCGTCGAATACCGAGTATCCAGTGGATGAACTCAGTTCCGTGGTATTAGCAACGTCGTGATCCGAGTAGTCGCCACTCTGATACAGCGTGAACTTAGCCCAGGCTGCCTCAAAGGTGTCACCGGCGTTTTTGACCATGATTCGCCAATCGCCTTCAGATACGTCCTTCCATAACTCCATGGTCGTATTTGTGGCATTATCTGCTTTTAGGCGCTCGTAATATAGCTCGGCGCTTGAAGACGGTAAGGTGGCGCTACCTATGGCAGACTCGAAACGAAAGACGCAGATACCTGTTGCGGCGTTTCGCAATACGACTTCGCCGACAACCGTGTAGTCTCGGTTGTCGCCGCCTGGGTTAATCTCGATGACGTCCAGCCATTCGCCGGAAGTGAAGTTTGATGTAAATGAGTACTCCTTGACAAAGGTGTGGGCATTCTTGCCGGACCATTCAATAGATGTCAACTCACCCGCGCTGCCACTTTGTACAAGATCTGCTGCGTGCAGGCCGTCCACCGTATCGGCGTCCAGGCCGTTGCCCGTGCCTTCATCGGATGTGTTTAAAATTCTATATCCAGTCGAAGAAAGGTTACTGTCAGGACCTACTTTTAATACACCGGCATGTGCTCCAAGATATGTGTTGTATACTGTCGATTCTCCTGCATCAGCAGACTTAAAGTGCATACTTACTTGTTGATTAGTCGCATTAGATCTCGTTATGTGAAATGGATCTGCATCGTTGCCTGCGTCTAATTCAGTGTCAGCATCACTTCGTAGGAACTGAGAAGCTTCGAGAGAATCTACTGTGTCTGCGTCGAGTCCGCTGCCGGTGCCGTCGTTTCCTGCATGCCAAATATCGTTAACGGTGCCGCCGTCCGTATACTGTAATACGCCTGATACAACTTGTAGTCTACCATCGTAGTCACCGGTACTTGTATCACTTTCATGAAAGTCTATAAACTTACCGGATTCTAATACACCGCCCGTTGAAACATAAGGAATAACTCCCCACCTATTACCAAGACTTGTGGTATCCCACCCATCCACCGTATCTGCGTCCAGGCCGTTACCGCTGCCTTCATCTGCCTGCGTAAGGATGATACTTCCATCCGCCCGCGGACTACCTTCTATGTTCCAATAACCATTGTCTGCATCAAACTCTATCTGCTTATTACCATCCCATGCTCCACCATCATATGGTGTAATAGTTCCAACATTATTAGTTGAGTGATGATAGAGTCTTAAAGCCCCTTCACCCGAACCTATAAGAAGCTCAAGGTTGGAACCGAATGTATTAGAAGTGTCACTTCTCAAGAACTGCGAGGCTTCCAACCCGTCCAGCTTATCAGAATCAGACGCTTGAGCAGTAATTCCTAAATAGGTCGAGTCGTGGTTATGATCACCTTGTGCCACCTGTGAAGATCCAGTTCCAACATCTCCGTTAGTATTTAGATTTTCATATGTAACGTCGGTTGCCTCGATATACGTTTCGCTGTGCTTACTATTATCGTGCACTGTAGGCGTTCTGTCATCTGTAAGGCGGCTGTCATCACCTTCGCAAACGGAGCCACCGGTAGATCCGAAGTCTTTGTTAAATGCAGTGTTTTTTGCGAAAGCTGGTTCTTTACCATCGACTTGCGTTTGAAGCGCGGCCAAACCGGAAGCCGTGGCGTAATAGCTACTATCTTGTCCGTCGAACTTAGATGCGTCAATACCCGCAAGATACCACACACCAGCAGTTGAATAATCGTTAGGTCTTACTCGGTCAGGTGGTGAATGTGATTCCGTACTCGCAGGATCGAATCTATAGTAATAAATATCAGTCCCATCATTGTAAACAGCGATATCCGTAATATTTAAATCCGTTGGTTGCCCCGCTGGCCCGTTATTCTTATCAATACCTAATGCAGCTAAATCGCCTGGTTGAGTGCCCGTCAAATCTGTTACATAATAAACTGACATTGTATTACTCCTTAAGCGCTATATAAATCTACAAATGTAAAATCGTCTATATCTGCAAATAAGTAAGAATCTACATCGGAAAAACTAAACGGTCCTATAAATACAGGTTCAGTATTATCGCTATTTACGAATTTAACTTCAACATTAGCTGGAGCTAAAATCCTAAATAACTCTATTAAAAAAGCTATCCCACCGTCGCTAAAATAGTATGGGAAGTATAAAGGAAAATAGCTATTCCCACCCTCTGTTGATTCATAAATAACAACTATTGTATTCTTAACACTTTTTGAAGTAGAAAAAAATATTGGAAAATACAAAGGAAACGTTAATTTTTTCGTAGCGGGTTCAACTTCAACATTATAACCATAATATCCCGCTACCCGTTCAAAATCGCTTGCAGTCTGCACGCCCCAAAAATTAGTGAATAGATATTGAATATTTTTTCGTCTATCTTCAATAGATGTTGCCAGCGTCTCAAAAATATCAGATGGAATTCCAACTGAATCTTCCCATTCTGGTAATAATTCAGTTGTTTCATTTATACGCATCTCGTTAGAAATATTAGAGACAGCTACACAACTGCGATAAAATTCTTCGGCTAAACCATCTATTAATTTACCGAGATTAGAATTTATATCAAAACTTTTTTCCCACAGTTTTCCAATGGGCATATGAGCAGCTAATGCGCGAGTATTATCTTCTTTAGATATTTCACTAAATAACGTTTCTTTTACACTTACCGTCATTAGAATGACACCTCGCCTAACACACCTATTTCGTCAGTACTGACCGTTATGTCGGTAGTAGGTGTTGATAACGTGAAGCTTTGCAATTTATCACCTGTATCAGGATCTATTGTGTCAATTATTACGGATCGATAGACGTCTTCCGTTATCGTTGTCTCAAAAGTAACCACATCTCTATACATAGCTATCAAATTCGCTTCTATCGCTGCTTGCATCGTGTTTGAGTTTGGACTTATTGATGAAAAAGAATAATTAGTCGTTATAGGTGTCGGAGCGGTTACAATCACTTGAGAGCTATCTACGTTAGCTGGCGCTATGGCGAAAATAACATCAAAAACATCTGAGACTTCGCCAGAATCCGGAATGATGTTATCATCGTCATCACGAACAAATAGTATAGTTACATCTCCGATTTCAGGGGTAACTCGTTTTACCTTCACACGTGTGACACCAGAGACTGTACGGGCTGCTTTTTCAATAGCTGCAATATTAAAATTTTCAACCGGATTAGACCTTGATTGTAATATTCGTGTTAATAGTGCCGCGTCAGTTTCAATATCGGCTCCACCGCTTATTTCAGAGTATTGAACATAGGCGTTAGTGTCAATACCTGTTATAGGCGTAACAAGCAATACACGCGCACCATTATCAAGGTTTTTATCGCTTCCAGTATCAACCGACTGTATTTCTACAGAAGCGCAATTACAAGAAGCGGTTATTGTGCCTGTTGCAGGTGTCGTAGGTGTACCTGTGATTGTATAGGTAAACTCATTAGCCGCTGTTACAGTTATAGTATAAGTGCCATTATAATCAACTTCATTCGCGCCTGCAATAGTAACAGAAATTCCAGATGCAAAAGAATGATCCGAAGAAGTTGTGGCAGTTACTTCTTGACCGGATCTAACTAAGCTTGATATCGAAACAGCTGTCGCGCTGATTGTAGCTTCCGCTTGTGTTTGGTACGTGTCGCCTGCCGACGATGAAAAATTTGTAAGAGCAGGCACAGCAGTTGATACTGTTCCGGTTATCGTAATATTACCGTCAGCAACAGTTGCCGCATTACGGGAAATACCTTCATATTCCGCCCATCTTTCGAGAAATTCACCGTCAGCAGTTTGTGGAAAAAGCTGCTTTAAAAGCTGCTGTTGTAATAGGACAATATCAAAAGCACGACCGCTTTGCGAATCCGTGAAGCCTCGAACGAAAGAGCCGTACACAGTTGGATCTATCCCAGGTAATAAACGCGCAACATCGCTTCGTGTTCTATTTATTATTTCCTGATATGATGGAAAATCAATTGGCACCTGTCAACTCCCAAAGGTTATAGTAATAAGTTTCTATAACACCCGCTAATGTAGTGATCGATATTAATAATTGTATTCCTGAGCGTGGAACAATTTCACCTGTAGCGTCAATATTGCTAACTAAATTATCTTCAAGTAACCATTCAACAGCTTTATTCGAATAATCAATTGCCTCATTTAATGTTTGTTGATTTAACCTTCGCTGATCTATTAACCACAATAAGCCGCCTAATTGCCTATCTATAACAGGTGATACTATATTGCCAACCCAACCGCGTCGTTGTTCAGGAATAACTACCTGTGCCGATGAAGCACGCGCATCGGTGAAAAGCGATACCCACAAAGCTGTATCAAATCCTGAAGCATATTCGAAATCACCGTTATCGCCTATCGATAAATCAAATTGTCCATATTGATCGGCAGTTAATTTAACATCCTGCATTATTGCGGCCCTCCCGAAGTATCGCCGCCAGATGTTACACCGCCGTGAACATGGCTTGTATAAGAAACACCGCCCGCTGTCATTTCAGTTGCCGCGATTGCACCAGAAAAAGAAGAAGCACCACCACCTGTTTGCGACAATGTACCTGCTATAGTTACATTTCCATTAAGCGTAATCGTCGGTGCTGTCACTGTTGCAGAAGTTACCGCATCAGCGGTTAAGGTTCCGCCAGCATCTACATCAACATTTCCACTCGCATCAATTTTAGCATTACCGTCAGTGGTTACAGTGACATCACCCGTGGAATCCAGATCGGTTTTACCTTCTACAGAAGCTAATAAGTTGCCGTTAGCTACTATCTCTATATTACCGTTATTTTTAAAATAAATTAAACTTTCTGTGTCATAATGATAAACGGCAACTTCGCCTTCTTCCAGGTTATTAAATCTGTTACGCATATCATCGATAAGCGCGAATTTTGTTGATTCCTGCGCCTGTGAACTTAACAATAGCACATTTGCGCCATTAGGCGGATTCGTACATAAACCATAAGGCGATAATCTAACAGCATTAGTAGCTTTTCCGTTATAACTTACTTGTACTTGTGGATATGCGGAACTATCATCAGTCACACCTGACACATACGCTTGTTTGATCATTTGTAAAATGCGTTTAAAAAATAAATTCATTACCTGTGTCCGTTGTTGACGCTTCTCGCTGATCTTGTTCAGCGGCTAATGTGTAACTATCTTTTGGAGCACATTGTAACCTAATTATAGATCCTTCGTCAAGACTATATTGATAATCAACTGACCTAATTAAAAGAATAGCGTCTATATTACAGAATGAATCAATAACATGCACAAGAGTGTTGGGTTTCCACGGTTTACCGTTTACAGTATGCCCAGCAATCGTAGTTGTATAGTTAAAAGAGCGCGATCTTCTTATATTGGCTTCCCATATAGCGCGTTGATCAGCATCACCAGATGTGTGGCTTTCTTCAGCATTGAGTTCTAAATAACGCGTTGATCTAATTTCGTCCGGTACTGGATCAGTCGCTGTTCCTTTGGTATCTGATAAATCGGCTGGGGTTATATTTAATTGCTGATAAATAGGATTTAGTTGACTTCTTACGCTATAAGTATGGAAGCGGTTAGTATTATCCAAATTTAATGTTGCGGTTTTGACATTAGTGTTGCGTGTTAAATCGTTAACTAATTGCGACGGTGCTTCTTCAGAACTTCCACGTGAAAACGACAAATTGCCTTCCTGTGTTTCATTTAATAAGATTTGACGCTTTCTTGCGAACAATTCTAAAAAAGAAAAAGCATTATGACCTATATCAGCACTTGTTAATTCATAGTCTCTAAATTTTTCTATTGTACCTGCATTATTTTCTATTTCTATATCTGTTAGACCAAGATCATCTAAAATAGTTCTTGCAATCTGCTGTAAGGAAATGCTGCCGGTAAATTCTTTTTTGTCTTTTACCGAACTATCTATCAAGTCGGCTAATTTTCCTCTACCCGATACACGTATAGAATGTGAATCATATGAATGATTAATCGATATTGCTTCCACAAAACCGGTCAATATTAATAAGCCGTTCGTGTAAATTTTAACTGAATCACCTAATTTAATAGGAAAAGAGTTATTAGCATCAGCGGTTGATATAAAAGAAAATGCGCCTGTTAAATTGTCAATACTCTTACTAACAGACGCTCTGATAAAATTTTGATAGTCCGAACCGTTTCGTTCAATAGATAAACTCATGATGATACAATTTTCACGGTTTCTTTGATATTAGCGTTATTTATTGCTGGGTTCATGTCAATCAATAAATCAAGATTATCGATATTTCCGTAATATTGATATGCTAAATTCAACATAGTAGTGTGAGTAACTTCTGTGTCAATTATTCGCCAAACATTTTGGGCTATACTTTCAAATATTTTTTTAGCCTTATTTCGCAATTCGTTAACGGTGCTTCTGACGTTAGCGTCAAGCACAATATCAACACCGTCTTGAATTTTTTCAGTTGTTATACTATCGAGCATGATATTTTTAAAGCTGTCGTTTAGACTATTGCGCGTTGATTCTAACTCCGCATCCGTAGAAAAATCTGTAAAAACTGCGGCCTCATAAGAACGCGATAAACTTTGAACTTGTGTGTATTGATTTATATTATTGCGATTATTAATTATTTCTTGACGTTTCACAGTTGTGTTACTTATAGCTTCATCTTCAGAACCAAAGGTGAGCAATTCGTTATATAGATCTGCTAAATCAGCAGGCGAATTAGCAATATTAGACACCGTTAAAAATGTTGATTCAAAGGCTTCTTTTAACTGAATACCGTTTTGAACTATCGAAAAGACTTTGCTCCTATGTGAATTAATTGTTGTGTTCATCTTTGAAAGATTAGCGACTACTGGATTAGTCACGGCATTTGCAGATGCTTGGATAGTATCTAAAAAAGCCGTGAATTTAGTCGCTGAACTTTCTACGCTGTCAACAAAAGTCGGTTCTGTGTAAAATGTTGTTAACGCCGAACCTGCACTTGTTTGTACGTCATCGACACTTTTAGTTATTTCAGACTTACTACTTTCATCAATCGAAGGTGTTATATTTTCTTCAGAAACGTATAAGGTTATGCTAAACGAAAACTCTCCGATACTACGCTGATTAGAGGATACAGAGTATTCGCCCGCTGTTACAGTTAAGCTACCATAAACAGGATGCACCAAGATACTTCTACCGGGTTGACGCAAGATAGATTCAAATTGCAAACGACTATTCACGTCACCGTGAACTATAGCATCCATGGTAATAGTCGGCGGTATCCTACCTAATTCTTCTGCAAAACGCTTATCGCTATTAGGG